GATCTATCCGTTTCGACCTACTACACACAACAGACAATCTAAGGAGATACCTAAAATGCCAACTACAATCGTCACGGGTCGCGATATAACCTTTACGCTCGCAACCGTAAATTATGACGCGCAAACGACTTCGGTCACTCTAGTTAATGCGCCAGTTATCACGACTTACCAAACTCTCGACGGTAAGGCTTACAAGCACATTGACGACCAATGGACTCTTAATATTGCACTTCTTGCAGACTGGGGCGCGACTTCATCGCTATTCGAAGCCATGTGGACGGCGTTCACTTCAGCTCCTAATACTGCACTCGCATTCACACTCGTTTCGGCTACTGGCGCGTCATTCGCTGGCAACGTCTTTCCGGTTGCTCCAACTGCCGGCGGCGCGGCTCCAGACGCACAGACCGACACTTGGACAATGCTATGTTCTACAACTCCAGTATTAACAATTAGTTAATCGAGAAGAAACGGGAGCAAAGATGAAACTACCTATCACCATCGAATACATGTCCGGCGACTCAGGAACCTATACGGCACAACCGCCAGAGTGGGCTAAATGGGAAAATAAAACTGGATACACAATTTCACAAGCACAAGAAAAAATCGGGATATCGGATCTCTTATTTCTTGCGTGGAATGCCATGAAAAGGGAGTCAGGCGGCAAGCCTGTCAAGCCTTTCGAAATATGGTGCGAGACTGTATCCGACGTAAAAACCGGAGACGAAAGCCCAAAAGCTACGCCGCCGGAAGCGTGAATCGTATTCTCGTCGAGTTAGCAATCGCGACGGGAATACCGATGAGCGAATGGATCACGGCGGAGCAGATCTATACGGCTAAAGAAATCTTGGAGGCTAGGGAATGACATTCAAGGCGACAAAAGGTCAAGGCACTTTCCGAATAGAGTGCGAGCCTTACGCGTTGAAAAATCTTCTCCAGACTCTCAACATGCTGGACAAAGAAACGCAAGGAAGAGTCAGAGACGCGGCTCAGCCTCTTTCGCAAAGACTAGCCGGACAGATCATGCAATTCGGAGACGCCTCTCCTACTCCGCAGACCAAACTCGTTCTTAAATCTATTGTCACGCCTCGCGATCGTCTTATTCGTGTGGACGTCGGCGGAGCTAAAAAAGTCGGTCGTCCCTACGGTGGAACCGCCAGCAAAAGCGGCAAAGGAAACAAAGTCGGAAGAAGTGCAGCTCCAGCCGGTGCGCTCCTATGGGGCTCGGAATACGGATCTCGTCAAGGCGTAGATCGTGCAGGTAGAAAATTTACAAATAGATTTAAAGCTCCTTATCGCAAAGATGGCTACTGGCTAAATAAAGCCGTGGACTTTTACACGCCTATTGTTGCGAAAGAATATATTGACCTAGTTCAATCCGTTATCAAGAATCTGGAACTCGACTAATGGCTGGCATTCCTAAAGTAAAGATTACCTTTGACGCGGACTTCGACGACCTAAAAAAGGGAATCAAAGGCGGACAAGGCGAGATAGAAAGTTTCAGCGATAAGGTCACAGACTTCGGAAAGAAAGCCGGACTTGCATTCGCAGCCGCCGCAGGAGCCGCAGCACTTTACGCCGGCAAGTTAGCAATAGAAGGCGTCAAAGCGGCGATAGAAGATGAAGCGGCACAAATAAGACTTGCTACTTCTCTAAAAAATACAACCGGTGCAACAAATGATCAGATAAAAGCCGTCGAAGATAACATCTTAAAAATGTCACTTGCGACTGGTGTCGCCGACGACAAACTCCGTCCGGCTCTGTCTCGGTTAACTTTTTCAACAAATGACATTAAAAAATCGCAAGATCTTCTTAGCCTATCTCTTGATATATCTCAGGCAACCGGTAAAGACTTGGCAGGAGTGGCAAACGCTCTTGCTAAAGCATACGACGGCAATAACACTTCACTCGGTAAGTTAGGCGTCGGGCTATCGACTACAGAACTCAAGGCGATGAGTTTCACGGACGTTCAGGGAAAACTTTCAGACTTATTCGGTGGGGCTTCTGCCGCTAACGCAAAGACATTCGCCGGACGAATGGAAATTCTTAGAGTTACATTCGACGAGGCTAAGGAATCAGTCGGAGCGAAACTTTTGCCAATTATTCAAGATCTAGTCCAATTCGTTATTGACAAAGTTATTCCGGCACTCGGTAAATTCGCCGATTACTTCAAGCCAATAACTAAAGCAATCGACGAAAATAAAGAGACGTTCAAAGCATTCGGACAATTTATTGTCGATTATGTTGCGCCGGTTCTGGTCAAGGTTCTAGGCGGTGCATTCGAGGTAGTCGGCAAAATAGCCGGCGGAGTTATCGACGTCGTAGCTGCCGTTATTAAGGGACTTAATTTCCTCATTCAAGGAGCCGTTCAAGGAATTAACGCCTTAATCGGGATCTATAATTCCGTGCCGTTCTTGCCTAACGTTTCAAAAGTAAGCGCACCTAGTATTAGCGTTCCGACCGTTTCGGTTCCCGACGTGGGAGGAAGTGCTGCGGTTCCGACTATTAGCGTTCCAGACATGAGTGGAGGCGGCTCAACTTCTGGAGGCTCTGGCGTAGCTAGTGCCGCTTCCGGTGCGGCTTCTATGGATATCGGATCCTTCGGAGTTTCAGGTTATGCACAAGCAATCGCCGGACAAGAAGCACCGTTTGGCGTTTCAGGATACGCGCAAGCGATGAATCGAAACGTGGTAATTAACGTCAATGCTCCGTCGGTAATTGACGAAGAAGGATTCTCAAGAGCCGTCGCCTCCGCCATGAATAACGGTTATTACCGAGGCACGGGCGGAGCAACTAATCTCGTCGGTGTCTCGTGACACAATGGAGTCCGATCTGGAACGTCTCGATAAATGGCGTCAGTTATACGACGGTCACGCTTGCGAACCTCTCGATTACTTCTGGACGCTCGAACATCTATATTCAAGCACAAGCCGGCTATGCAACGATAAATCTAATCAACCTCAACGGAGCCGCAGTAGTTCCGACAATTAACGACGCACTTGCAATTCAAGTCAAAGATACCTCTGGCACCTTCGTCCCGATATTCGGTGGATCTATCGTGGACGTCGGTGTAACGGTGTCTCAAGTCGGATCCGTAGGAATCTCTCAGACTATTACCATCACGGCTCTAGGAGCCTTGGCAAGGCTTCAAAAAGCACTCACAAACGGCGTTCTGACTCAAGACTTCGACGGCAATCAAATAGAGACAATCCTTCGCGAAGTCTTATTCGCTCAATGGCAACAGGTTCCGGCGGCTCTAACGTGGGCGACTTATGATCCGACTACAACATGGGCGAATGCAGAAAATACCGGACTCGGCGAAATAGATACTCCAGGAAATTATGAACTGGCACAACGCTCCTCAAATCGTACTGACGTTTATTCTTTGGTTTCCGCACTTGCAACTTCTGGGCTCGGTTATCTTTACGAGAATGCTCAAGGTCTAATTTCTTACGCAGATTCGACTCATCGAACTACTTATCTCAGCACTAACGGCTATACGGATCTCGACGCGAATCAAGCACTTGGACAAGGAATTAAGATTCAAACACGCGCCGGAGATATCCGAAACGACTTAACGATTAAATACGGTACGAATTCAACAAGCGAAGTCAGCGACCGCGACGAGGCTTCAATCGGGCTATACGGTGAACTCGCTCAAATTATTACAACGACAATCAAACACGCCGCAGACGCAACAGATCAAGCCGCGTTCTATCTATCTTTGCGTGCTTATCCGGAACCTATCTTTGAATCTATAACTTTTGCTCTTACAAATCCCGAACTTGATAATTCCGATCGTAACGCTCTTATCGGTGCATTCATGGGGCAACCAATCAACCTTACAAATCTTCCGCTTAATATGTCGTCGGGAACGTTTCAAGGTTTCATCGAGGGCTGGAGATTCTCAGCCTCTTACAACGAACTCGCAATCACTCTCCTACTTTCACCGCTTGCATTCTCGCTTCAAGCGATGAGATGGAATGACGTTCCAATCGTTGAAACATGGTCGAGCGTGTCGCCGACTCTAGACTGGCAAAATGCGACAATCGTCGCTTAGAAAAGGAGATAAATAAATGGCTAATCCAACAACGAACTTCGGCTGGGTCATGCCGACGGCTACGGATCTCGTTACGGATCTACCGGCAGACTTCAACGTCTTCGGTCAAGGTGTCGATACTTCTATGCAAGATCTTCTCGGTGGCACAACTGGACAAGTGTTATCAAAAGCGTCCAATACAAATATGGATTTTGCGTGGATTGAACAAGACGACACAACTATTTCATTCAATGCACAAACGGGCACGACTTACACACTCGTTGCAAGTGACTCCGCAAAATTAGTCACAACCTCAAACGCGTCCGCCGTGGTCGTAACTATTCCGGCGGGAGTATTCTCAGCCGGCAACATTATTAATATTCAATCTATCGGCGCCGGGCTAACAACTATTTCAGGCGGTGCGGTCACAATTACTTCAACAGGTGCGGCTTCTGCGGCGCCGATTCTGCGAGCGCGATATTCAGCCGCTTCTATTATCTGCACCGCTTCAAACGTATTTACCGTTATCGGAGATCTTGCATAATGCCAATTTTAGGAATTGTTTCATCATCGCGAAGAGTCGCAGTAGCGCCGTCATCGGTCGATTACTTAGTAGTCGCAGGTGGTGGTGGTGCCGGTAATGCTGGCGGTTCTGGCGGAGGTGCTGGCGGTTTCAGAACGGCAACCGCTTTCAGTATCAGCGGATCATTTACTGTCACGGTAGGAGCAGGTGGCGCTGGTGGAAATAATGCGGCGGCTGGCGTTGCAGGAACGCAAGGAAATAGTTCTGTATTTAGCACGATAACAAGCGCGGGCGGTGGCTACGGCACGGGTCAAGCAGCCTCAGGTGGTCCCGGTGCAGGTGG